CCTGCATTATATAAGCATGATGCTGAATCTGATACATTTGCAGTTGGGTCATAATTATATGCTCCTACATCTGTACATCCTGATATTATTACTATACACGAATTATCATCATAGCAAGCATTTGGATCATAATTCAATGCTGATGCATCTGTACATCCTGATATGTAACAACATGTATTATTTGAAGTATTTGCTAATGGATCAAAGTTAAATGCTGATACATCATTACATCCATATATGAAAGGGATACAATTTCCATTATCTACATTTGCTAATGCATTATAATTAAACATTGTAGAATCCATACAACCGTAGATTGGTAACACACAACTATTATCATCCGTATTTGCTGATGCATTATAATTTAACGCATTAGGATTAGTACAACCATAAACAAACATCTCACAAGTATTATTATCTGTATTGGCTAATGGATTGTAGTTGAACATCGTTGAATCAGTACAACCGTAGATTGGATTGATACAACTTCCATCATCTGTATTGGCTAGTGGATCATAATTTAATGCAATAGGATTAGTACAACCTAACACTATTCCTTGACAAGTATTATTATCTGTATTGGCTAATGGATCATAATTGAATTGAGTTGAATCAGTACATCCATATATAAATGGAATACAAGAACCTGGTATTTCTGTATTTGCTAATACATTGAAATTAAATTGTGTATTGTCCATACAACCATAAACAACATCAATACATGAGCCATCATCTGTATTTGCTAGTTGGTTATAATTAAACTTTGTAGGATCTGTACAACCATATACAAATGGAATACACGAACCATCATCTGTATTTGCCGTTAAACTATAATTGTACATAGTAGAATCAGTACAACCATTTATTATTCCTATACATGAATTATCATCATCAGTAGCCGTTGGATCGAAATTAATTGATAGTGGATTAGTACAACCTGCTATTTCTAGTTCATCACATATACCATCACCGTCTATATCACTTAAACAATAACTTAAACAATCATAATACTGAGCTGGATAAGTACATCCTCCGTTATCAACATTTGCAATTACATCATAGTTACATGCTGCTAAATCTGTACATCCTAACCACACACAACTTCCATCATCTGTATTGGCTAATGTGTTATAATTATATGCTGCTGTATCCATACAACCGTTAACAATTGCAATACATGTATTATCATCTACCGTTGCTAACGAATCATAATTAAATGCAAATTCATTAGTACATCCATATACAATTGGAATACATGATAGATCGTCTACATTAGCATTAGGATCATAATTTGCTGCTAATGAATCCATACACCCTGGTACTGTTGGTATGCAATATGTTCCACAGAATGGTATTGCTGTATACTTTGTATAGAATGGAGAACTGAATCCTTGAAGTGCTCCTTGTCCATTATTTGCAAATGGATTCTGTCCTTCATACATTAGTTCAACACCGTTAGCATTTGTTAACTTAAATGAATTGTGCCAAGTCTGAAATTGTACTTCTTGTGGTGGTTGTTGTGGTCCACCTACTTCAAAATAGAATACCTCTACTGGCACACCTGGGTCTAATATTATATTCCATGTATTTTGATAATTTCCTGGTCCCATTGTATATGTACCTAAGTTTATACCATTTTGATATACACCTATATATGAATTACCCCAACCATCACCTCCTGCATCACCAATCCATAATTCATAATTACAATCTGGAATCAAGTCCATTATTGTAGCATTAGGATCATAATTAAATGCTCCTGGATTAGTACAACCATATATATGTAAATTAGCACATGACCCATCATCATTATTAGCTAATGGATTAAATTCTTGATAATCATCATCTGTACATCCATTAATCGTTGATACCGTAGCACATGGCGTTCCGAATAAGTTTGCTGCGGTTAAAGTATCTCCAAAGCCTGGATTGTCCATATACCAAATAGTATCTCCTAAACAATTATATATTACTATCATTCCATCTAATGTTCCACCTGATGTTGAACCTGCTAAACCATCACCATAGACATCAGTAACTTCTAATTCAAAGCCTGCATTTTGGTCCACACAGAAATTATATGTATATGTTTGTCCTATATCATTAAAGTCATAGTCACCTGCTGCAGCTGAACCAACAACTCCTAAGCTATTCATTGTCCAACCAGTTTCACTTGGCCAGTTATCAAATGTAATTTCCATTGTTATTTGATATTGTGTAGTTGTATCACATGTCGTTCCTGCACAAGATCCATCATCTTCAGTAGCCCATGGATTGTAAGTTGGTTGAAGTGGATCTGTACATCCTAATATACATGGAGTAGGAGTATAAGCAATAGTATCGGACATAGTACCATCTGCAAACTCTACTAGTAAATAATGTTCTACTGACCAATTAGGTGGCATTTGTCCATTACCCGCACCTACTTGAAACTCTGTTGTATTTGGAGCAACTCCATATTGATATGGTCCAACACCATCTTCATTTGTATACCATACCTTGACAGTTTCACATGATGGATTGTTTTGGTCCATAGTCCATTCAAATATAATTAAAGCCACATTGTTTGGTAAACAATCTTGATATGCATTAGACGACAAAATCCCACCACAGGCAGGATAAGTACAACTACCATCATNGATAGTAGCTAGGGAGTCAAAGTTTAATGCATTTGTATCTATACATCCTGGCACATCTGGTGCAGGAGGTGCACATGGTAATATATTAACTAATGTATCTAAGGTAAAAAACTGCATTGTTAATGGATCATAGTTTATGATAGGTCCTTGACAATCGTTTTGCATTTTAAACCATGCTGGGTTCTGTGACAACCAACCATCACCATAACTATCATTTAAGGTTACTATATAATTGCCTGAATTTACACCAATTATTGTATCTAAATATTGATATGGTGTTGTAGGTTGGTGAAATATTACAGTATCACCTAGTACAGTATCTTCCACCATAAAGAAATTAGCTTCTGATGGTGCATAAAAATCATACTGTACTTTAAAATTTACCCAACTATCTGTGTTTCCATATTGTGCTAATAACATTGTTGGCAATAAAGCCAATACTAATAGTAACTTTCTCATAAAACTTTCTCCTTTATTTGCAACAAGTATTGCTAGGTTTGCAGCTTCGTACTTGATAAGCCCATGCTGCAGCTGATAATAGTAAGCCTAAACCTAACCATCCATCGCCAAATGTACATCCAGCTCCTACTGCTAAAACATATCCACCATAGCATTTAATATAGCATAATATTGCATCATATATTGTTTTGTTTTCTTTGTATTCTGCTACTAATTTTTCGTCTAATTCTGTGCTGTCTAATACCTTCTTTACAACCTTTTTTACCGTCTTCTTAGCCATTTTATTTACTCCTATTGTTTTGTCTCATGGACCATTTAATATGATTATCACCTTCTACTACTGTATGCAATACAACTTCAGTGGTTTGTGGTGGATTTCTATATAATACTACATCTCGTTCTTTAAGTGTTTCACTCACTCTACTGCATATTGATTCTTCTAATTCTGGATCATATCCCTGTCCTAATATCTTCTTTGGAACTCTTGATAATATACCTTGGACAACACTACCAATACTCCATTCATCTGTATCACCCATCTTGGTTCCCGACTTGATAGTTTTCCATCCAGTATCAGGTGATTTGCTCACTATTCCGCTCCAAACATTCTACCCATCAATTCAGGATATCCTTTTACAGTTCGCATAGTTTGTATCATCTTCTTTACTGTAGATTTGTCTGCACCTTTAGCTGATTTTGCCTCGTGTTCAAGATGAGTTAGTAAAACTTTACAATTTCTTTCCCATTCCTTTTGAAATCCTTTATCCATCGGAGCTTCGTTAAGTTTCTTGTCCCACTGCGCTTTCCAGTCTGCTTCATTTGCAAATGGAGGATGTGATACATCATCATAAACTTTTCCTACTTCAACTTGTTCTTTAATTTGTTTACCACCAATTCTTTTATACTGTTCTTTTAAATTCATCTTAATTCTCTATATCTTTTGATTCTATTAGAGTATATGTGAAATTATTGTTCCACGTTTCTCTAGCCGTTTGACATATTTCTAAGAATGTATGCCAATCATCATTACTTGCTATTACTTGACAGCCCGCTGACCATCTATCTACGTATGTTGATTTTTTACCTGCCTTTGAAGTTGCTCTATGTATATTAATTCCAAATATACCAGTTTGAGTTGTCGATTCATCAAAATCATATACACCATCTTTATTACGATCTCTGTAAACTGTTACATCTTTCTGTTGTCCTAATGCTAAATATTTACCTTGATGTAATCTAAGTTTATGTGAACCTCTGTATTGACCTGGCTTAAGGATTGCAACACCTTTTTCACTTAGTAAGTTTTCAACATGATCGTCTCCAGGATCTGTTGTACAGTCAAAGCAGTGAAATTGCCATTCACCATCTTCTTTATATGTAATTGTGATTTTGTCATCGAATCTGTTTGTAACCTTGTTGTTAGTTTCGGAATTTCTGATTCCTACAATGTTAACGTTATAGTCACCAGATTCAAACCATCTGTAGCCTTTAGCTTCAACTGCAGTTTGGATTTGATCTCTAGTATAAGACATAGTTTTCTCCTCTTGTATTTAGTATGAGTACGTATATAAATATACTGAGACCCGAGAAAACAATCAGTTAATCCAGCTTAACGTCTTTGCGTTCTACCCAAAATAACCGCCCAACATCATCAGTTACTCTGATTCTTTTTTTATCTGAATCTGACTCATTGTATTTGACCCGAGTGCCCTTCACTAAAGCTCCATTAGCTGTGTGATATGTCTTTGTAACATTAGCTTTTTTCACGCTTCCTGACATTTTCTTTCCTCTTTTTCGATGGAACTTCTTCGTCATCATACTTTCGTTTTCTACGACGAATCTTTTCTTTATGAGGCTTATTCTGTCCCCAATCTAATTCTTCTAAATCTTTACGATTTAGCTTGACTTTCTTCACTGAGTCTTTCATGTACATTTTCGCATAATTGCAGTCTGTCTGGATTCGTTCCAATCTCCTGCAATCTTTTAATTTCTAATTCTAATTCTTTAATATCTGTTGGAATCCAGTCTTTCACATCTCTGTTACGATTAATGTCCCAATATCTGTCGTTATGATTTGTCATATCTTATCTTTAATTTTTTTATTCTATCTAGGAATTCTGTAATGGTTAGCGTTTCATTCTTATCTGTTTTTATTTTTACCGCTTCTAATAATTCCGGTTTTGTATCTATCATTCCCATAAGAGATCTCAATCCTTGTCCACTCCAAAATACTCCAAAGCCGTTATCTTCTCCAAGTAAGTTTGTTTCGAGCCATGCATCACGCTCTGTATCTCCTGGCATCATTAGATAGTATTGCTTCATATTATTCTGATTTCCAAAACGAGTATATACCTTTATCCAATTCATACTCATTCCAAAACATCCTTTCCCGCTTCGGTTGTTTTTTTGCCCACTCCCACATGTCAGTAAGACCTTGCTTCAAATCAATCTTTTCTGTGTAGTCTAGCAGGAATTGGGACTTCTCATATGTTGGATATGCATATTTAACCTCATGTCGACCTTCTAAGTGAACTTTATTCCCTCCACCCATTACTTCAATCAATATATCTGCCGCTTGATTAATACTACATTCTTTTATACCACCTAAATTAATGACTTGCTTTGATGCTCTTTCATCAGTTGCAGCTTTCCACAATGGTTCTAAACAATTATCAATATAGCTAAATGCTCGCTGTTGTTCACCATCTCCAAATATAGTAATATCTTGGTCATTCAAATATTGATACATCCATATACCTAATACATTTCTATATTTATCCCAGATATTTTGCTTGAGACCATATACGTTATGTGGTCTGATAATACACCAATCCAGATTATGTTGTTGTCCTGCTATATGAATATCTAGCTCACATCCTAATTTTGCTACTCCATATGGATCAATTGGTTGTAGTGGTGAATCTTCAGAAAATGGTGGTGTTCCGTGACCATATACAGCTAAAGATGATGTGAATACTAATCTAGTAACATCATATTTAATACAATTGTTAATAATTTCAGCTGTTGATATTAAATTATTCTGATAGTTGTATTTTCTAATGAATGGGCTCAATCCTTCTGCTGCATATGCTGCAAAATGATATACAAATTCTGGTTTATGTTTTTTAAATACCTTATCCAGCCCGTCATTAATATCTTGCTTATAGAATTTTACCTTTTTATTAACGTTTTCTTTAAATCCGCCAGATAAATCATCTACCCCAATTACTTTATAGTCTGTACTTTCTATGATCCAATCTGCCAATCTGGATCCGAGTAATCCTGCTACTCCGGTTATTAAAACTGTTTTACTCATAATTAATTCCCTTAAATTTATTTATTTGTGGTTTATGTGAATTGTTAGGATGTCGAATTGGATCGATACCCCATTTATACTTAAATATATTTGCTGCTGACTGTTCGCTAGCTTTGAATCGCTCACCTTCTTTTCCATTCTTAGTTGCTACTGAGCCGAAGTGATAAAAATTTAATTTTCTAGATCTTTTGAATGTTTTTCCAGCTAGCTCTAATTTCAAAAAGAAGTCCCAATCACATATAAATGGTGACCCATAGATAGTATCAAATCCCCCTACCATCATATAGTCAGTCTTTGACATGTAAAATGGAAATATTTCTCCATCATCTGTCAATTTATTTGTTCTATAGGTTTGTTCGTCTGTAGTGAACTTATCTAGATCAAAATCTTCTACTCCTCCAAAATCAGCTGTTTCAAAATTAAATATGCTAGGAGCTCGTTCAATCTGGTTTGGTGTTATAATTGTTTTACCATCTTCCGATTCTAAAATTACATCCCAATCCTTTGGAAATACATTATCATCATTTACGATAAGTATGTATTCATTAGTTGCATTCCACACACCTACATTAAGTGAATGCTGCATACCTTGATTTGTTTCATTTGGTACAAATCCTACACGATCTTTATACTTTTCAATTATGTGTTTACTTTCTTCAACAAATCCATCAATAACACATATCATCTCATTATTATTCTGTTGATTATCTAATGCTGATTGCAGACATATATCTAAACATTCAGGACTTCTATAGCTTGGTATTATTACACTAATCATATTACATTCTCCCAATCTGTTAGTGGTGCTAACCAAGCAGTTTCTCCATGTGTTGCATGTCCTGGTATTGAGCTCACTAACGATCTATTGTTATTTCTTAATTCTATGAATGTGTCAAAGTCTCTTGGATAAGTTCCTTGTGTGTGTTTTCTCCAAACATCCTCATCTTCTCGTAATGTTTTAACTCGAGCACAGAACGTCATTGTTGTTGAATTTGTTATCTTCCAATGACTGCTATCTGTCAAAAACACTTTAGTAATCTCTCCTCCACCTTTAACGTGAGGATTTCCTCCTCTATTAGCATCAATATATTTATCTGGATGGTCATATAATGTTGCATAATGAGCTCCCATATCAATAGCTTCTTGCAAATACTTTTGTGCATTCATATTATGAATATAGTCATTTTCTATGAAATATACAACTTTATCATCGTCTAATTTTAATGCTTCATCCAAAGCTAAATTGAAAGTACCAGCACCATGACCAATTGATACATAGTTTATATGATCTCTCGATTTATATTTCTGGATCATATTATTTGTTTCCTCTGATATATTATCTGCTATAATAGACCAATTTGCATTACAAAATACTTTGACCGCATTTTGCAAACATGTTTCATTGTTAATATAGTCTGGTTTTACTTTACTATATCCTGCATCTGATATTCTATAGATTACGTGCATATTATTTCTCGCATTTGTGATGCTACTTCAGTATCTGTTAAATATGGATCTAAGCTGACGTGTCCCTCATTTGGAAAGTAGAATTCTGGACCTAGTTTTGGTTTCTGAATTTTCTTGATAACTCCATTCCATCCATATAATTGGTGTACAAAATCTCCAGTGATAATTGTTTTAGTTCCAACACCTGCTGCAAGATTTATCAATCCACTTTCTCCTCCAATCATCCAATCACAAGATTTTATAACAGAAGCCGTTGCGCTATAGTATCCTGCTGCCATAGCTCCACCCATTGGTTGGTGTTTATGGTTTGGAGTTCCAGTTGGAAAACCAACCATTATGATATTACATTCTTTAGCTAATACTGATAGAATATTCTCGATATTCCTCCTTTCACCTCCATATCCAGTTTCATTTGGATGATTGATTCCCGCTTTATATTGTTCTGGAGTGAATTTAAAACTCTTTTCGATCCAATTAGATTGTACTGCAATGTTAGGTCTACCATCTTTAGGGAGAAGTAATTTTGATGAATCGTCCGCTCCTTCATTTGTATAAATTTTATATCCAAGATCATCTGTAAATATTTCACAATGATGTCTAAAATAGATTGGAGGTGGAATTGATTGGTCTACTGGTGGTAAGTTGTATACTTTATCATATTGTTTTTCCATTTCTGGAGTAAGTTCAGAATTATGAATTACCTTACCGATACGTGGATCGTTGTTAAATAATCCCATTACTTGATGTACTGAAACACAGTAATCTATTGGATCAGTATATGGATTAGATTGAGCAATTCCTGCTGCGAATAAATGATCACCTATGAATCCATTACATTTAACTAACTGCTTCATCTACTATCTCTTTTACATTTGGATTAAATTCTGGATTGTCTTTTACAAATTGACCGACCCTTGGTACATAATGTTTTATGAAATGTTCCATTTTTGTACCTTCTTGATTTGGAAAATAATCATCTTTGTTTAGTCTATAATCTTCTGCAGTAATATTATCACAGTTTAATCCTAATCCCCCAGCAGCTGCATATCCAAATTCTGCTGTTGGTCGGTGGTTAATTTTAAATCCTGCTTTTTTCACTAGTTCTGGAAGATATGTTTCGTATATTTCAAAGAAATAATTACAATAATTTGTAATTGAAATCGTTTCAACCAACTCAAAGATTTTTCGATGGATAACCCAAAAGTCCCAGTAATGTGTACCTGCTTCAGCTATATCCGTAAGGAATACACACTTACCTTTCCAATTTCGAACATTATCATCCCACCCTTTATTTATATCTGTTATATCATCACAAGCACCTAAAAGGAATTCACCTTTTGCTGTCGCTGCGATCTCATCAAAAAATTGCGGTATACTGCAGTAGCCGTATTTTTGCGGTCCTGACATTACTTTAATTTGTAAATGTCTTGCATGTCCTGCACATAATCTTATATCATTTATCCATTCTTGAGATCTACCAGCTTCATTATCTATACGAAGTATTACTTCAATATCATCGGGATTTGTAGCTGTGTTGAAAAATAGTAATATTGATTTTGTGACCATATCTCTATCATTTGCTGATGGCATCATAATTGATACTAATGGATTTTGGTTGTCGATTGCATTACTCATTTTGACTATCTCCTTTTTCGACTCTATAAGAGTCTTCTATTTTATCTTGCGTTGAGGTTTCAAAAATACAGCTATCTTCAAGAGCTTCTAATTGATGAGCTATACCTTGGTATATTGTTACAACATCACCTGCGTTTAATTCTTGTACAACTTTATCTGCATTAGTAGGATCAATCCATGTGAATTTTAATTTGCCGTATCGTACAAACCACGTTTCATATTTATCAACATGATAGTGCATTGAAAACTTTTTACCTTTTTCAAATACTAAAAGCTTAGCACAATAGTCTTGATTGTTTTCGATGTGTAATTCATATCCCCAACCTTTTTTAATAAAAGATTCTTTACATTTTGTTGCATTCCATACTATCGGTTTTTCCATTCTAATATCTCCGTTGTTGAGTATCCTTCTATTCTATCAAAGAATACTACTTCTTCTACATGTTGTTCACCTACCACAGTTTGGCCTTTCCAATCTGATCCTATGACTAATTTACTAGCTCCTACTATATTTACGAGATCTTCCAATCCTTGGGTAGAGTCAAATACAAATACTCCATCTATATATTTTATAGATTCTAAAACTTCTTTTCTATCTTGCATATTATTAAAAGGTCTATCATCTCCCTTATCTTTTTTAACTTTTTCATCTGAATCAATACCTACGTATAATTTAGATCCTAAGCTTTTGGCATATTTGAATAATTCAATGTGTCCTTTATGTAAGATGTCAAAACATCCATTAGTCCAAATTATCATACAGTTGCTACTCCTTGTTTTTGTACCACTATTGTAGTGCATTCCTGTGCAAATTGGATAGCTTTGTCTATATTATTTGTGTTAATATATTCATATACCAATCCAGCTAAGAATGTATCTCCTGCTCCTGAGACGTCCTTTACAGGAACATCTGTTGTTGCATACATTCGGCCTTGATATTCACATCCATGCTTACCTTTCGTTACTATTAATTGTTTGTGTAGATTGGGATATTCTGACAGTTGCTTGGAATTCTTTTGATATTCTAAATGATTAATTTTAATATAATCCATACCTTTACACCAACTACCTAATTCTTTTTTTGTATCTAAGAATGTGGGACACTTTGCTTTTTTACCTATATGAGCTATATCATAAAGTGTAAGAAATCCTTTATCATAATCCGATACTACTATAGCGTCATACTCTAAATCAAAATCTGTATTTATACAATTTTGCCAGTCTTCATTAAAGTCAATTGGCATGCATTCATCATTTTCATCTACTCTAAGAACCATTTGGTTATATCGCTCGTCTACATATCTTATCTTTCTAATAGATTCTTTATTAGTAATTAAATCAACTGTGGCTCCTAGAGCTTTTAAATTAGCAACTACATTTCCTGCCATTCCTGGATTTGATTTTTTCTCTACTGGTACTAATACTGGTACTGGAGCTTCTGGAGCTATCCTTTCTATATCTCCATAGATAAATACATCTTCACAACTATCCCCTATAACTAATATTTTCATATGCTCAAATTCTTTCTATATTCTTTTGTTCCTTCTTCCACTGTCCAATTTGGCTCCCATCCTGGCATAAATTTTAATCTGTCTGCTTTAGTGTAGAATTGGTACCAACCAGGTATTTTATCTGGAGTGTGATAAGTATATGATATTTCCATTCCTTCTACTAAAGATTCAAAAGTTTCTGCTTTACCCGTACCTACGTCAAATACTCCGCGTTCTAAACTCATTGCATGTAAGTTTGCATGAACAATGTCTGCTATATATACAAAATCCCTCTTTGGATTTTTTGGAAACAATTTAAACTTTCCTGCTTTATGTGCTTGATATGCTACTGATGCCATTTTACCCTTTTCATGTTCACCTGGACCGTATACATTAAAATATCTTAACGCTACAAACTTCTTACATGCTTGCAATCCATACTCCTCTGCTAATAATTTCGACCAACCGTATATGTTATTTGGAAGGCCATCATTTCCGTAACAAGCAGCGGAGCTAGAATATACAACTTTTTTCTTATATTTCCTAGCTAAATCAAATAATTTTTTGCTTGTTGTATAATTCCAATACAACATATAGTTTGGATCTTGTTCAGTTGTATCTGATATTGCTCCTATATGGAATATACCATCACACTGTTTAACCATGCTTTCCAAAGCTAGCTCATCTTCCCATGTCTGTTTGTCTTGATGTATTTGCCATGCATAATCACCTCTCGATTCGAGTGTTTCTAATACAGCTTTTCCTACAAATCCTTCTGCTCCAGTTACTATGAATTTTGCCATGATATTTCCCAATCTTTAAAATCTGCTGCTAAGCAATCTATTTTATAATCTTTTCTTCCACCAACTTTTTCTTGGATCATATTTTTTGCAGTATTTCTAATACCATTTAATCCGTGTGTTAGCTCGAGATTATTTCCATCTTTGAGACCTTTTCTATAGTTTGATTCATTGTGCCATATATGTAAATTCATTTGTGAAAGCACTACGACAGCTCTAATCAATTCTGCATCTATTCCTTCTAACTTAATATCGTGCATAATATCTTGAATTTCCTGAGCATATTCTTCTTTATGATCTGGAATAAATACTTCTTTTAATTGTGCTATTGATAGCCTATCTATTAATTCTGATAGTGTTGGTAAATATTTTCTACTCATACTCGCTTTCTCCAATATTCTAGTAAATCGTTCCATATATCATCCATCGTTTTTTCTGGCTTCCAATCATAATGACTTTTAAATTTAGATGTATCAGGTATCTGTAGTGTTATATCAGTTGGTCTCATTCTTTCAGGATCTTGAATTTTCTTGAATGGTTTATCTGATTTTGATATTAAAGCATCTAATGCTTCTCCTACTAAACACGATTCATCACCGCCTATATTATATACCTCACCTGGTCTTGGAAATTCTGAACATAGCCAATACGCCTTGATCGCGTCATCTATATGATTATAGGTTCTAACAGAATTTAAGTTTCCATGTCGTACTTCATATATTCCATTTTTCTCTCCTTTTGCGATTTGACGTGCAAACGATGATACTGCAAATTCTTTTCCTCTTCTAGCTCCTTCATGACTAAACATTCGAGTAGTTATAATTTTCATTCCAAACGCTTTGTGATAATATTGAGACATTAAATCATGTCCTACTTTCGATATTGAATATGGATTAGCTGGTCGAATTGGATTATTTTCAGTTATTGGAATTTCATGTGGTTCTGGATTACCATATACCTCACTTGTAGACACACTTATTATAACCGGATCCATTTCATTTGATTTTATTGATTCTAATAAATGAGTTGTTCCCAATACATTTGTATGCAATGTTACAATTGGATTTTTGAAGCTAGATTCTGGAAAACTTTGAGCTGCAAAGTGAAATACTTTATCCGGTTTGGATAGCTTAATCGCTCTATCAATACTAGCATAATCCATTAAATCGCCTCCATAAAGTACAACTCTCGGATTGTCGATTAGATGCTCTATATTTGTAGTATCTTCCATCCATCTTTTAAACCCATAAATTTGATCATCTGTGTGTTCCAGAATATAGTCTGCCATATGGCTACCTACAAATCCTGTAATGCCTGTGATAAATATTTTACTCATTTTTATCTCTTCCCCATAGAATTGGATTATTATGTGGCCATTTGAAATTCCACGATGGATCATTCCAATGTACAACAAATTGATTTTCTATATCATTATAAGAACCCTCAAACGCTTGCTTGTAATGGAACGTGCATGTATCACTTAATACAAAATGACCATTTGCACAACCTGGAGGAACCAATACTTGTTTTCTATTAGCATCTGATAATACAAACCATTCTGATTCACCGTAGGTTTCTGACTCCTTACGACAATCAGCTACAACTAGATAGAATTCACCCTGCACACAATTGATCAGCTTCCATGTTTTATCATCACCGTGTAATCCTCGCAGTACATCTTTTTTAGAATGTGAAAACTTATCCAATCTCCAATTCAAATCTGGATAATCATCACTGGTCCACGTTGTGTATATGTCTCCACGAAAGTCTTCATGATGAGTTGGATTAAAAGTTTTTAGATCTTGAATCATGCAACTACCTCTTCTGATACATTCTCCAGATACCACTCAATGGTTTTACGGACACCTTCTTCAAAACTAGTTTGTGGTGTGAATCCATATTTTTTTGCTCGACTTGTATCTAATACTCTTCTCATATCACCTTCTGGTTTTTCTGGCGAATATTCAATAGTTCTATCAAAATAATTAGCTACTATTTCAGCCACAGCTTTGATTGATATACCATGTCCGCTAGCTAAGTTTACTGGTTCAGTAACTTTATTTTCTACCATATGAATCATTCCCTGAGCTACATCTTCTGAATAGATTAAATCTCTAACGGGTGCGCCAGTTCCCCAAACGTTTAGTATTTCATTCAAATGTCCTTTCTTAATTAAAGATGGAACAACCATTGAATGCTCACCAAAATTATCATGCGGTCCATATACATTTGCAGGTCTTACTATTGATACTTTATTCCAATCGTTTTCAATTGCATATGCTTGTGCTTGCAATTCACCCATTCTCTTTGCCCAAGCTGGGAATGTATCATTTTTTGTAGGAAATGTTTTCCACACATCATCTTCGGTTAATACTTCAGCTTGCTCATATACTCCAACAGAACTTGTATACAAATACCATTCTACTCCTGCATCTTTAGCAGCTTCCATCATATTAGTGTTAAACTGTAACATTGGTACAAAGTATCTTGCTGGTTTTTCTACAGCTGTTTGTGGACTACCTTTGATACCTGCTAGATGCATTACGATATCCATTCCTTTACATATTTCTTGACATACACATCTTTCTCTTAGATCTGTTGGTAGGTCTGTTGGATATACACGTGCACCTTTTTCTTGTAACATTTTTACTAATGATTTTCCAATCATTCCGTTAGCACCCGTTACTAATATTTTTTTATCTTTTAAATTTATCATATCTTTACTCTACTACAAAATAAGAAACTCTTGATGCAAATTTATATCGTTTCAATGTTATATTATTCAATCCAAAAACTTCCATTAATGCTAATGTTTCACCTGGTGAATCTGGATCATTTAATTCATCAAAAGCCACTACACTACCTTTTGTAAGTCGTGGTCTGATTGCTTCCAAACACTCCTTGGTAGGTTTATATAAATCAAAATCAAAATATGCTAATGATATGATAGTCTCTGTATTGTCTTCTAGGTATTTATGTATTGTTTTAGTTGCATCACCTTTTACTAATTCAAATTTCTTAATATGTGATAAAGGATTATCATCCTCAATATTCTGGACTACTTTGGATAAGTATTTATCATAGTCATCTGTAAGTGCTAATCCTCCTTCAACCATCAGAGATGATTCGCCATCTTCTGGTGTAATTTCTGGAAACCCTTCGAAGGTGTCAAATGCTACTATCTTTTTATGTCTATTGAAAGGTTCGTATATACCACGGAGGGCTGCAAATAATGCTGCATTGTGTCCCCATCTAGTCCCAAGATCCATCACAATACCATGTACATCAATTTGTTTTTGATATATGTGATTCATAAATAAAATCCTAGATAGATTTTTTGAATTTAAAAATAATCCTAGATTTGGTAGTACTTGTTCTTTCGGTATCGGACATTCTCTCAATAATTCGTATAATTCGAGTCGTTTCTTTGTTTCTAATTTATTCTCATACTCACCATAAAAAGGGTCTTGGCCGTTTGCATGCTTTGTGTTGTTGTCAGTCATTTTTATTCTCCTTTATTGTTTATTTTTCCCAAACTAGTGCTGGGATTTCTTTGTTCCATCCAAAAGCTATTACCCAAGCCCAAAATCTTAACCTACCTTCGATCAAATCAAATTGAGTATCGTTTACACGCTTGAGCCTGATAGGCTTTAGGAATATTCCTTGTTCTATTTCTTCTGATAATTCTATTGGGGATGGCGTCATTCCCATTGCATTTTCTTTTGCTTCTTCTATTGTTTGATATACTTTACGATTGTAGTCATTAGAAACTCTAATCTGCTTTGTATCTATATTTCTTGTCGGTGTTACCAACTGTACTGACATTGATTCATAATCATGGTCTGTTAATTCTATATCAGCTGATTTTGCATTTTCCAATGCACGTGATGGTTTTGACGTATTTGGGATTACTATTACGTTTGGATCTTGTATCAACCACCTTAAAACTATTTGTCCTGGAGTACATTTATATTTCTCTGAAAGAGCATTTAGATATTCTGATTGGTATGATCCATTTGCCAACTTTCCTTGTGCTAATGGACTATATGCGATGAGCTTGATATCATTATTTTCACAGAAGGGTAATATGTCCTTCTCTACTGACCGTTCAAAAAAATTATATTCTGCTTGTATGCAAGCTAAGTGATGACCTTCAGAAGTTAATGCAGTAACCGCATCTTGTGCTTCTGATAGTAGAAAATTACTGACACCTACATGTCTAACCTTCCCTTCCTTTACTAAAGTATTCATTGCTCTCATCGTTTCACTAATTGGGAAATTTGGATTTGGCCAATGTACTTGGAATAGATCGATTCGGTCTGTTTGCAATCTTATAAGACTATCTTCAGCTGATTTTATAACACCTTCGTATGTAGTATCGTTTGGAGATACTTTACTTGCTAAAAATACTTTTTCTCTACCTATTTTTTTCAATGCAGATCCCAATAAAGTTTCAGATAATCCATTTCCATATACTGGTGCAGTATCTATAAAATTTACACCATTATCTACAAAGCATGATAGTGTTAGGTCTAGATTCTTTCCATCTTCCTTATCTGGTAGGTGGAATCCAGTACCAAAACCTATTGCAGAGACGCTATCCGATCCTAAGTTACGATAAATCATTATATATCTCTAATCTTAGTAATTATTGAATCAACATCTATTCCATATTTTTGATGTAGCCATTTTCTATCTCCATACTCAAAATATTGTTTATCTTCCAATGCTATCCTTTTCAGTTTAATAGAGAGGTTATTGTCTGTGATGAACTCGCTGATTGCACTACCAATTCCACCAGTTATTGAATTTTCTTCAATGGTGATAATTTGTCGAGCGTGATATATTAATTGTTCTAAATTATTTGGTAATGGACTTATTCTAATTAAATCTATCAATCCATACTTTAATTCCTTTGCAACTTCTAATGCTACATGAGTCATGTATCCAGTACTTATAATAACTGTATCATCAAATTCGCGTATTTCATTTGCAGCTTCACATCCATCCGTATACAATTCTGGGAATGTTCCTTTATCAATTCTTACATAAGCTGGTGATGAATTGTTATAAACTTTTTGTGCACAATCTTTAGCTGACTCAGCATCGGATGGGTTAAAAATTTTCATCTCAGGCATTACTCTCATAACACCTATATCATGTATTGCATGATGAGTTGGTCCATCTTTGGAAAATGACAATCCTGCTCCACATCCTATTATAGTAACATCTAAATTCATACTACATATATTTGCTTTTATATGCTCATAACACCTCATTGTAATGAACGGAATTATAGAATACACGAATACTTTTTTTCCAGCTAACGCTAACCCAGTTGCTATTAATACCATGTTTTGTTCTTGTACACCCACATTTATGAATTGGTCTGGAAAATCTTTTTTATATTTTCTAATACTGAACGCATCTGCATCCGCCGTTATGAATACTACGTTTTTATCTTTTGCTGCAATATCATATATTTCGTCGAAGAAAGCATCTCTAATATCTATACCCATTTTAGAATCTCCTCTTTTAATTCTACTTCAGCTAAATCAAATTCTTCATCTGTTGGAACAGAGTGGTGCCATTTTATTCCAGATTCCATAAATGAAACTCCTTTTCCTTTTACGGTGTCTGCTATAATAACTGTTGGTTTATTTATTTTTAGATATCGGTGTTCTAAGCCATGACATATTGAATCGTGATTATGGCCGTCTATTGTTTCAACATTCCAACCACAAGCTGTAAATTTTTCTTCAAGATTATCATTTTCGATAAAATCTGTAACGGATAGTCTATTTCTATCAACAATCACAGTCAAGTTAGTTACATTTTTCTGAGCTGCAAACATGACGGACTCCCAAATGGATCCTTCTTCACATTCTCCATCTCCCACTAAAGAATACATGTGTTGATCTGGTTTTGCCATAGCTAATCCAGTTGCAATTCCAATCGCATGTCCGAGTGATCCAGTGTTTGTTTCTACTCCTGGTATATTAAAGTCTAATTGTCCACCATAAATACTACCATCAATTCCATACATTGCTATTTCAGATTTAGATATGATTCCAAGATCAGCTAAGATTGCATATATTCCCAAACACGCGTGTCCTTTACCTACTATTAATCTATCCCTATCTTCCCAATCTGGATCGTTAACTCTGTAGCAAAATGCACTTGGTCCGTAGTACAAAGCTACTAATATATCCATACAAGAATATATTCCTCCAAAATGTCCGAGTCGAGCTTGTTTTATCATTTCCAAAACTTTTAATCTCATCTCAGCTGATTTTTTCTGCAAACTTCCTGTTGGATATAAATTATCCATTATACATTTCCTCCAAAAGGTTCTATAATTTTTTGATTACAGTCACAAACAACTTCTACCAACATAGGTGTATTAGTTGAAAATATTTTTTTAAGATCCGATTCAATATTATTATAATCTTCAATAATATAAAATGGCAACTCAAACGCTGCAGCTACTTTTTTAAAATTCAATACCGTATCATCATCTGTATATCTAGCACCAGTCATATCATCTTGCGATTTTCGGATAGATGCGTATCCACCGTTATTTATTACAAATGTTTTTATGTTTAGATTGTTATACGATATAGTTCGCAACTCTTGTATATTCAATTCAATTGAACCATCTCCTACAATAGTAATTACCTGAGAGTCTGGTTGAGTTGCGCTAGCTCCTATGGATAAAGGTACTGCTAATCCCATACTATAAAAAGCTCCAGAAGTTAAATCTCGCTGTCCTTGTTTTAGTTTAAGTGTTTGAGATACTGCATAATTAGAACTTCCCGCATCACTAACAAATACTGCATTTTCAGCTGCATACTTACTTACAGTTTGTAAAAAACGGTATGAGTTTATTGGATTTCCTATCTGCTCTGTAGTTACAATTGGATTGGATGTTTGATATTCTTTACATGTATCTAACCATCCACTATATCGATTCCACTCAGTGGTTTTTTCAATCTCTGAATTCAGCTCAGTCATAAATAATTTCAAATCAACTTGTAATGGAATATCAACTTTAAGACCTGGTTTTTTCATTTCAGTTTTATCAATATTTACCATTATTAGTTTTTTCACAGATTCAAAATAATTATACTCCGGACCTGCCTGTGCATGGGTTAGACTAGTTCCTAGAGCTAATACTAAATCACATTCCTTCATAATTTTAGATGATGATAAATTTCCTCTTATACCACCCATTCCAAAATAACACTCATCTTCATCTGTTAGAATATCATTAGCTAATCTTGCAGATATTGCTGGAATTCTCAATTCGTTCAGTAAGAATCTTAACTCGTCAATACTATCAGATGTTCTGACTCCTTGTCCAAATACAACCAAAGGTTTTTTACACTTACGCAGTTCAGTCAATACTTTTCCTATATTAATTTTTTTGCTTTTATGTTGATGTGGTTTAAATCCTTTTAAATTAGAGATATTGATTTCTTGTGATTGTACATCGAATGGAATATCTAACCAAACTGGTCCTGGTCTTCCTGTCGTTGCTTCGTGAATAGCTTTTTCTAAATGAAATCGAATATCATTTGGATCATCAACACGAACTGCATATTTTGTTATATTTTTTACATTGTCAATAATATTGAATCCTTGAATACCAAATGTTCTAGCTTTATCTGATAACTGTTTAGTTCCTACTTGTCCTGATATTACGAGTACTGGTGCTGAGTCCACCCACGCTTCCGCTACACCACTAATTGCATTCGTTCCACCAGGTCCGGTTGTTGCTATAACAACTCCTACATCATTCAAAAGTTTAGAATATGCAGAAGCCATTCCAACAGCTGCAGCTTCGTGTCTTGCACAAATATATCTCATACCTTTTTGATGAGCAAATGCATCATCTAAGTATATAGAACCAGTACCCGAAAGCATGAATACATTCTTTACTCCATGATTATTTAAGAATTCAGCTATAAATTCTGATGCATTCACTATTGGTCTCCTTTTGAAGTTCTTGGCGTCACACTATGTTTTGGCTCTGCTTTATTTTCTACTCTATCAGCTTCATATTTCCACTTCGAATCACCTAATAACTTTTCTAATTCATCTTCCTTGATTTCATAGAAATTTTCTGATGCTGGGAAAACTCCACCTCTTACCTCATCTCTATATTGTTCTAACGATGATTTAATTAACTGTCCTGCTTCACAATATCTCTTTACAAATTTAGATTTAAAGTCCCAGAATAATCCTATTAAGTCATGCATGATTACCAATTGACCATCTACTTCATCACCTGCTCCAATACCGTAAACTGGTATATCCAATTCTTTAGCTATCATTGCAGCTGGTTCTTTTGGCATTGCTTCTAACAATAATGCTGAGCATCCTGCTTCTTGTAAAGCTATAGCTTGATTAAGTACAAGTTCAGCTTGGTCAGCTGTTTTACCTTGCACTCTATATCCACCCATTTTTGCTCTCGTATGAGGAGTCAATCCTAAATGACTCATAACCATAATCCCAGAATCGCATATAGCTTTAATTCTTTCTACCATTGCTCCTTCCACTTTAACCATATCCATTCCCGCTTTTATAAATCTACCAGCGTTTTCTACTGCGCTTTCATTTGATATTTGATATGACATGTAAGGCATATCACCTATTAAAAATGCATCACTAGCACCTCTTGATACAGACTCTGCTGCTGATATCATTTGATCCATAGTTACTGGGATTGTTGTTTTATGACCTAATGTAGTCATCCCCAACGAATCACCAACTAGAATTACATCTACTCCTGCTCCATCTGCAATATATGCTTGTGGATAATCGTAAGCTGTTACAGCTACAGTTTTAATTCCTTCTCTTTTGTGCTTTCTCAACTTAATAATAGTTGTTTTTGTTTTGCTATCTGCTGCCATGTTATTTCTCCTTTATTTATCGTTATAATGATCACCATACTCTATTAGTAATGTCGATCCTTTCCTTTCATATGCCTTTTCAAATTCAGACACAATTTCTTTTGGTTCGTTTAATAGTACTATTTTTATTTCACCCAATATAGATTGCAATGCTTCTGTATAATCTATAGTGTGTTGGACGCCTCCGTTCAATGGAGTCGTAGACCCAATTGAAGTTCTTATGATTACTTTTGGTTTCCAATTATTCTCAGTCATTATTTGAAATTTATCTAAATGATTTACTAATTGATCCATTGCTCTCATTAGGAAATCAAACCGTGGATAGCAACTAATTGGCGTTAAACCTTCCAATGCCATACCAGTTGCTATACCCATTTGTACTTCTTCAAATACTGGCATTTCCAGTCTTTTATCTTCTGATACTGTACTTAATGTATTAAATATAGCATTGCCACTATACGATACTGATTGACCTAAAAAAATCGTATCATCTTTTTCAGCTAGCCATTCCATTGCTTTAATTATTTCGTCTTTATATTTCATAACATCTCTCCTAGAATAAAACCCAATTGCCAGTTCCGTGGTGTGGAAATACTCTATCATATTTATAATAAATCACATCCTCTGGAACATCTCTTTTTACACCACCCCAAGTTTCGTCAGTTGGTGTGTTAGTACTCATATTATTATCTTCTACTACAAACTGTAATGGTAAATCAAAATTCTTTGCATATTTATATGCTTCATAAAACAATCCACTTTCAAATGTCATATCACCAATGAAACACCAAGTCTTTCTATCACTTCCCATTTCTTTCTGAGCTTTAGCTGTACCTAATGCTATTGGAATAGTTCCTCCTACAATAGATGAAGTATACAGTTTTGGTTCTTTAGAATAAACACTCATACTTTTTCCACGAACAATTAGGTCCTTCAAGATTTCTTGATCGACACCGTGTAATAATGCGTGATAATGATTTCTCCAACTAGAGAATACCCAATCATCTGGGTGAACATATTGAAATATATCTATCAGATTATCTTCATTCCCTCCTGATAAATGAACAGGGCCTGGTATTTTTCCAGCTTCATATATTAATTTAATATCTTCCTCAAAATCTATGAGATCTTTTGCTGTTAAGTTAACATCTTTATGTTTTATCAATCCTGGCTTCATGTTAAGTATCCCTCTTTATTTTTATTATACCATTCTATAGTTTTTTTGATTCCTTCATCAATATTAACTTCAGGCTTCCACCCTAACTCATCAAAAGCTTTTTGTGAATTAAGTGCTAATTTTGTATTAATGCTTGGCTTTGTCAAATCGTGAGTTATCGTCAGATTTTTTCCTGAGTGTTTTACTATTTTATTTACAATATCTTTTACCGAAATACTTGTACCATTTCCAACGTTATATAACTTGTATATAGATTTTTGCAAATTTATAGCCTTATCAATAAAATTTACAACATCTGAAACATATAGTAGGTCTCGCTCAGTTGATCCATCTCCCCAAACTACCATTTCATCTCCTTCAGTTGCTTCCATTGCTTTTGTAATAGTTGCACCAAACATATGAGATTTTTCTAAATCGTATTTATCGTAAGGGCCGTAAGTGTTTGAATGACGTATGACAGTATGTTTAGTTCTTCCTAATTTAGAGTAAAATTCACACATTTTTTCTACATAAACTTTTGTCCACCCAACTCCAAAATATGCATCAAATATACCCTCATCTAATGAAAAATCCATCTCAGTTACTGGCGATCTTTCTGGATTGTACATTACTCCACAACTTAGAAATAAAAAGTGGCCAACATTATAATCATAACATGCTCGTAACAATAATGAATTCATTACTGCATTGTCAGTAACATGTAGGTATGGCTTTTCTAATATATCCTTTGCTCCAGATGTATTTGCAGCTGCCATAATTACAACATCGTATTGTGGTGTACGCTTAAATACATGATCTATTCCTGATTGTGTTGTTATATCACATGAGAGATGTTGTTGACCAGTTACACCTTTATATCTCCACGGTCTAGTATTACATACAGTCCATACATCATATTGCTCTGGCTTAGATTTATAATAATTGTAGATGTTCATTCCCATGAATCCAGTTGCACCTACTATCAATACGCTAGTTTTATCTTGTTTTTTACTCATAACCTTTTCTTTTAATATTAATTGTAATATACGAAATTTATTTCAATTGTGCAACTTCCAAGCCATTTATTACACGTTGTACATCATCTTCTATTATGTTGTAATGTGCTGTGATTCCATCCGGTCTGGTTGGTGGTAATTCATCTCGCACGTGTTCTCCACCCATACATTTATGTGACAGTTGAATGTTAGGTTCAATAATTTCGAAATTATAACCTTTCGTTTTTGCTATATTATTCCAAACAGTCCATTTGGTATCCGTAGATGCGTGAAACTCCATATAACCTTGGAGCTCTATAATTTTACTGTGGATAAATGGAATTGCAAGAAAGTCTTCAGTTGTAAACCCTTCCCCCGAAAATCCATTTACTCCATCTAAAAAAGTAGATTTTACGATACTCACTTTACCGCTATTGCTCTCCATTATACCTTCCCATCCAACCGTTTTCATAGTTACATCATCGCTAAAAGGAAGTATGAATTCTCCTTCAGCTGCTGTAGCAAGTTCGTTCCACATCCTCCACAGATCTACATAACCTCCATACCTATCTCCTTTCAATAACTTCATATCAAATACTTTATCGTATTTGTCTAATAAATGAAGATTGTCTAAAGTATTATGGTCATCATTATCAACACGTAAAATTATTTCTATCTTATCTTTATGTTCTGTAGTATTGTAGATCGATTCTAATGATGGGATCAACCCTCCTTCTTGAGCAAATCCATCATTATGAAAAGTTGGTATCATTCTATTTCTTGTAGGCATGATTATAGATACCAACTTTTTATATTGGTTTGGTTTGATTGTAAATTCTTTCATATTATATATCTACTTTTATCCATTTTAACCATCCTCGTATTTCTACTGTAAATTTTTCTTCAACATCAGCTGGTCTGAAATCCTTATCAGCATATTGTTGTCCTTCATGTAATATTTTTTCATTATTTTGGAAGTCTGTATCTGAATCTAGAGGTTTATTATCTTTATGGTGAAATGCATAAAACATTCCTTCATCATTTCTATGCCATTCTATATTTAATAACTCTTTTGCTCGAGTTCTCGTATCATCATCTTCCTTGCCCCATCCTATATACATAGAATTCAATCCTTTCATTTGATTCCAATGACTACGTGTTAAAATAAATACTCCTCCAGAATGATCACCAACATCTATGTGGAATTTTTGATATCCTAATGGAATATCCATCTTGCCTAAAGATTTATCATTTTCATCTAAGAATATAACATTTCTAACTGGGTATGTTGGTTTATTGTCTATAACATCATATGATACATTGTCTGATGGCCAATGATCCACATCGTGAAATATAAGTACCTCACCCTGTGCTTGTTCTGCAGCTATATTATAGAGTGTATTCTTTCTAAACTTGTTAGCTCCTAACTGTTCTGATACAATAATCTCATACTCTGTATCTTTAAACTTTTCATGTAATCGTGGTAATAACTTTTTAAGATGTTCTTCACGATCTCTGTATGTAATTATAATTGAATACTTCATGATGAATACTTCTTTGTAAGTTTATCATACCATCCAGGCACTCGTTCATATTGATGTAGTATTGGAAATATATTTCCATCTTCATTCATTACATATCCATCATCATTCATAATAGGAGCTGGTTCAAGAATGGTGTCTCCTAATTTAGGTCTCGCCTCTATAAGTGCACCAATCTGTGCAGCCCAATATTCTTTCGTCCCTGCCCATTGAGTTCTATCCTTATATACTGTATTCACTATCAGATTAAATGCTGGTTGATCTGAGTGCCATTGACCTACCGTCAGCAGGTATATATGGAGGCATAAATCGATTGCTGTATCTGCATTAGCTGCAAAGGAGCCCACATTAGATACCATCATATCGTTTGCAAGATTCATAAATGTAATATCTCCAAACGATTTTCTGAAATTGTCTCTGTTCCAAGGTTCATTCCAATACTTCACACTTTCCGATGGTGAAATAATCTCTTTGGTCATATTATGATCTAACCATACAGTTGGATCATTCTGGAATATAATATCTCTCACGTCTGTATGTATTATGCGATTGAATGTTCTTCCTTCTGATCTAAATTGGCATAGGAGCTGCCACATGTGAAAAAATCGTACATTATGTACTAGTAGATGTGCATTGGATGCATTTACTTGACTGCTGTTTGTTATGAAGTTATCTACGACTTGCCCTTTTGCATCTGTCGTTATTTCATATACTTCTATATCATTCTCACGGAGCTCATCTATAAGTGCTTTATTAGAGTTATAAGATACCAATATCTTGTCTCCTTTAAATCCACACTGATTAACTGAATTTACCCAATTTTGTATTTGATCGAATTGATAATCTCCAATCGCTCCTATTATTAAATCCTTCATTATATTCCTCTATAGAATTCGTTTTGTGCTTCTTGTTTTGTTATTGATTTATGGTGTTGTATGGCGTATTTTGCATCGAATGGTAATCTACCGAATGCCTCATATCCATCTAACCGTTCGTGTACTGGTTGTATCCATTTTATGATTCCATTATTTTTATATATCCGCATTTGAGCATCTGGCCAGTTAATCCAATTTTTATCATTTACCTGCCAGTTCCACTTCTCTACATGCTCATCAGTGATTCCTTCTACTGTATTCACTCTTGGCATCCAGATTGCATCAACTTCATCATTCATCTTTATTATATCAGGTAATATACGAATTAAATCTAAGGGAAGCAACTCATCCGCATCTAAATTCACAATCCAATCTCCTGAGCATTTGCTTGTTAAAAAATTCTTCTGTGCTGCAAAGTCTTTATTGAGTGGATGAGTATACCATTTGAAATGGTTGTTACTTCGCGCATATGAATCACATATGAATTGAACTTTTTTTGTATGAGTCGTTTCATCTAAGACTACGACTACTTCGTCTGAAGTTCTAATATTTTCTAGCGATGTTAATAGTTCGTTGAGTTCTCTAGCTTCATTACATGCTAGTATTGCATAACTAATTTTCATAACGTATTATTCCTTAGGCGGTTTTGGTGGTGCGGTAAAATCCATTTTATATTGTATATCTGTAAAATTATACTGTACTACGTGACATCCTTTAATTCTATCTATATCGTAACTTCGATAATTTTCAACAAGTGCTTTTATACCTTTAATCCTGTCCCATTTAGCAAGTCCGTTCATCCCTGGAATATCTATGATTGGTATGAGGTTCCTGGCTACTCGAGTGACTGTTGGTTCTGGATGTTTGGGTTGTACTCGGGCTCCTATTTTAGGACCTGCCCACTGAACATCATAAGGCCTTGCTGCGAATATTAGGAATTGAGTTGGGGTAATTTTTTCCAAGTCTATTCCCCACATATAGAATCCACGTGAATCAACATCATCTCCTCCTCCAGCTTGTCTTCCAAAATAAGGATCCGATACCCATAATAATCTTTTAACGTTTCTCGGTCCTTTTGGAGACTTTCCACTCCTATGATACGAACTTTGATACATGAATTCAACAATCATTCCTGCTTCTACCTTCATCTTACTTATCGGAAACTTTACCTTTGTATGTACGGCTGGATGCATATTATTTTGTTTCTTCGATTACTAGGCCTAAATTAGCTATTGCATCTGCAAATTGCCAACTTTCATATGCTATACTATTTTCCATATCAAGTCTATTAGTATAGAATTTTCCGTCTTGACCTTCAATTGGCCATTTTTGTTGTTCTTCTTCTGGAATTTCTATCTCAGGAGCAAATCTATACCCCCACTGATCCTTACTTGTTCCATCAGGAAAAACTATACCTTTTTCTGGAATTTGTATTACTGATGGGATCCAAACTATTCCTCGTGCCTCATCTTCAACTGCCAAATCTGTAATTAATTGTGGAGCATCTCTTAGCACATTTTCAATTGCTTCTGATCCTATTTTGTAATGTTCATTTGACGCATACCCACAATCAAATGACATATATGCGTCGCCTTCTTCAAGTCTTTCGTGGAAGCAATTACCTAATCCATCCACCGGACATGTTATTTTTGTTCTAGACATTATTATTCTCCCGCTTTTTGTAAGGTTGGTAACTCAATTGAATCAAATGATGGTAACGTCATTGGTATTTCCGATGCTGGTTTTGGAACATACTTTTCAACTAGTTGTGTGAACTTATCATTCATCACATCCATACTGCCATTTTTTGTTATATAATGACGTTGACGTCTTCCCAAATCTTTAATATTTTTATATTTATTAAATGCATCTTGCATTGCTTTTTTAGCAAATTTATAGTTTGCATAAAACCAAGATGATTCTTTCAATATAACCTTATCCCAGACTGCACTTTCATGAACTGGAGTTACACTACCGACGAGTCTAACTGAATGTTTTAGAAAGTCCTTGTGTCCGGACCACCACGTTGATATGATTGGCTTTCCACTTGTACTGAATTCTGCTAATGGTCGCCCATACCCCTCTCCGTGAGTAAATGATACCATAGTTTTTACCTTTGGATGATTGTATAGTGAGTTTACTTCTGAATCTGTTAGTTCACCATGAATAAGATAAATCTTTGGTGGATTATCAAATCTATCAGTGATATCTTTAATCTTAGCTTTCATTTGCTCTCTATCAATTATACTGAAGGTTGCATGTGATGTTTTTAGAATCATTGCAGGTTGTTTTGATTTACCATCAAACGCACTACAAAATGTTTCAATACATCCTCCGATATCTTTCCTGTCGTGGGTATGACCTCCTGATAGCCAATGACCCATTTGTAAGAAGCAGAAATCTTCTGGTATTACATCAAGCATTTCTTGAATAGATGTATCTATAGTATTTTTAGAATCGTGCTTAGTTATGGCAAAATAAGTATCTAGATCCACTCCTTCTAACAAAACTTCTATTGGTTTTTGTAACTGTAGTTTTGCGACCTCATTCCCATTATCCATTTTGGAATATACAGTCTCTATCAAAGTTTGCTTAGAATGGTGGGAAGGTACAATTATTAGATCCATTCTATTACATCCATCTAACCATTCATTATGTACTAATGTAGTTTCCATACCAGCTGTTATTCCTATATTGTAATTCCCTAACGGTTGAAATTCGTTTGGTACTGATAGTTGTACAAATACGTCTGGTTTTGGAAGATTACCTGCTTGTGGGTTATGTATTAAATTAGTGATATCACTATCACCTTCTCCTAATGCATTCATTGGAGTGTTTCCCCACCTTAAGCTAATTACCTTTATATCAAATTTATCCATTGCAATTAAACTTCTTACAAGATCTCTTGCATGATCACCATATCCTGATCTAGTTGCTATTGGTCCTTGAAATACTAAAAATGGTCTCATTGTTTATCTCCTAATATACTGTCAAAAATTATCCCAGATGGGTACTTTGGTGTTGGTGTTGACATATCTAACATTGCAAATTTTGGTCTAGGTTTCCACACATCTAACGTTGTTTCAACTGCATTTATAAAGTCATTGCACATATCTTCTGATTTGAATCCAGTTGCCATAGCCCACGTTCGACCTGCCATACCTCTACGATTCCGTTCGTCTGGTCCTAACTTATATACTTCCACCATTTTCTTTGCAATATCTTTTACACTTGCTCTACTATCATAAATGTATGGTGTTTGTGGCGATCCTTGTAGATTTATTTGTGGGAATACTGGAAATGCCCATTCACCATGCTTTTTATGCTTTCCATTACTATTCGACGGCCAGGTGTCTGTATAATCAGTTTCCTTGATCAACGAGCCATCCTCTTTTACAAAACCGCATTGGTCTTGTAATCCACCAGTTACGTTTACAAGTACTGGAGTTCCTGACATTATAGTCTCCATGCAACTTAATCCAAATCCTTCTGCTGAACTTGTATTAATTCCACAATCTGATATATTATAAAAATAGTTTAATGTTCTTGAATCTATCTTTGCTGTAGAGAATCCGACTTTATAATCAGCACAGAGTGCTTTAGCTACTGCTGGAAGATCAGTACCATTTGGATCTACTGTATCCGTGTGTAAAAGGAATAAGCACTTATCTGCTTGTTCTTTTGGAAGTGTATCACAGAAAAGTCTATATGCTAACATAGCGTCTGATACCATTTTCCTTCTGATATTTCTACTGTTAAATGTAAATATCATTTCTGCATCTATATTATCTCCAAGCAATTCTACTTTAAAGTTTTGCATATCATTCCACTCTGGGTGGTCATCAGCTATCGGATAATATTCACTTGGATTGATACCATGAGGTACGTAGAATAAATCTTTTCCTTCTACTCTAGGTTTTCGTTGACAGACGTGTTTGTTAATATTATACGTTTGCTTTGAGATAGCCATAATAAAATCACACGACTCATATGCATTTTCATTCCAATGAGGAAATGGAAGATCATCCCATATATTTAGATATCCTAAAGGTATAGTTTGTCTGATTTCATGTTCCATTTGATATAACCATTCCCAAAATCTAGGATCCGTAAAGTGAATAATTACATCTGGTTTTTCTTGGTTTATGACATGTCTTAATAGATCTGGATTGCCATATCCATCAGTTGGATATATTTTGCAATATGCATTTTGAACCCCAGTTTCTTTTACAAGATCTTGAGATATATCCACTAGCTTTCCTCCATCTGGATGTTTGATTGCTCCTCCTATTTGAACCCAATCATATTTATGACACGTACCTTTTACTGTATTACGAGATACTGTTCCCACACCTGAGTGCATTCTCATATCATCTGATAATAGTAAAATTTTCTTTTTTGCTTGAATAGGCTGATTATGTACCATTGAATTAGTTGGTAAATTTTGAATTTCCATATATTATAACCCTTTTTTTTATTTATAAGTTTCGTCCTAAGGTCTCCACCCTATTTATTTTCTTTCTAAACGATTCCTCATTAACATATAAGTATATCGATCGATTAACTAATTTTTGTAAATTTATATCTGTTTCTAGACAAGTTTTTTTGAAATCTTTACGCAGTCCTTCTTTAATTTTGACTGACGTGAGTCGTATTTCTTCCGGCATAACTGTTCTCCCTTTATATATACATATATACGAGTCGTACAAAACTAACTAATTATTACAACTTTTTTCTTATATTTTTTAGCTTCACTTATCGTATGATTAGTTTCTTTACCATCCTCTCCATTTGGAGTAAATATTATCATTACATCACAGTATTTTGCTAGCATAGTGTTTCTCGTAAAGAAGTTTCCTGGGTTGTATGTCTTATTATAATAATTTTCATGTAATGCTGAATATAAATTTTTTGGAGTGTGAGATGGATTGAACTCTAAGTATTCACATCCTAACTCTAACGCATATTTCTTTGCATATTTATCCGCTCCTTGTTTGCATCCACTAGATGCTATTAATAAAGATTCACACTCATTCTTCAATTTATATATACATTCTTTTATCTTACGTTTATTTTCGTAATTGCGACTACCTACAATACCAACCTTCATAATTTTATCACCAATTTACCTTCATTCGGTGAATAACGTTCCAGTACTTCTAAGTTATATTCATCTAGTACTTCACATACTAGCTCTTTCATTCTATCACTATATCCAGTTACTATTTCAAATCTTTGCACTGGTTTGTCTGCTAGAATAATATCATTGATAAATTTATCTACGATATCATATACATCTCTATGTCGTATTCCATGTAGATCTAATTTATTCAACTACTCTCTCCTTTGATGGACATAAGTCTGGTCGAGTCTTGAAGTCACAGTATTTACAATTTTTATTATTCTTTCCTTTGACTGCAATGTAATCACGATCCGTATTATGCGATCCATCTACATTGAAAGCAGATCTAACAAACTCATCTACCGAGCTATTAATCTTATTCATGGTAGGCTTACCTGCAGCTGGATTAAATATTTGTACTCTCTTTTGTGGAAAGTCCATGTTTTCATATAGCTTGCGTTTTACAATAAAATATTCCACTCTGATATTATCTAATGGTACGTTGAACTGCTTTGCATAATACGATTTATATAATACCAACTGAGCAGTTTTAGTCGAATCAGCTTTCTGATACTTATTCCATCCCATTGTACTAGTTTTGATATCAATGATCTTATAAGTATTATCTCTAGTATCTTTAATAATCAAATCAATATAACCTCTGAACTTCACATTCTGATTTACACTCATAGGAACAAGTAATGGTACCTCTACACCAATGAGTTCATGATTCTTTTTCTGGAAGTATTCTCCTCGTTTACTCAATACATAATCTAATATCAGAATACCATGTTCGTAGAATTCACCCATTTCAGCTGCATTAGTAAATTTAGGATCTTGTCCCATAGCACATGCTTTGCGATATTCTTTAGCCATCATCTTTTTCAAGATTTCATGCCAGTCTTCCTTATTAGCAGCTACTGCTGATTCTTCATACATAATAGTAAGATACGATTGTAGAGTTTCGTGGAACGCACTACCGAATAATGTATGTATTGATTGTGTATATACAGATAACTTATCTACATAGTTAAGCTTCCACTGACGTGGACAGTTAGCATACTGAGTATACTGTGAGTATGATATTTTATTTCCAGTCGCCATTGATTACTATTTGTGATATTATTCCATATATTGATAGATCCTGAAACGTATCTTTTACAGATTCAGTTGTTACTTTTGCATCTTGCTTCAACAGTACTAATTGCTTTAATCTTTGAATCTTATCATTCATTCTAAACCATAATCCTGTTAATGCAACATGTACTTCTTGCTCAGTCTCTAAATTAGATCCTACTGATATATTACCTTTACCATAATCCATCATCTTACTGGCAAACAATTCATATTGTTCTGCATGTATCTGTTCATATGCTTTTGCAATGTCTGGATACTTAGCTTTCAACTCGTCTCTACTATTCGTCATTTCTTTATCTTTATTAGTTTTTTAATCAGCTTACGGTCCATGCCGTAAGTCTCAAGTATATTAGATATATACAATATCCCCCTTTTTTCTCGAAAAAGCAACAATAAATACGATTTTATTTCAGTTTTTCCTACTTCAAAATGTCGTGATAAATACTCAAGTAATTCGGGATTATATTTGTCAGCTTTTGCAGCCTTTACATACTTGCTAAACATTTTCTTCTTTGGAAGAATGCTAGAATACAATTTATACAATTGCTTCTTATCTGTAATATTTAGTGATTGGACTTCGTTTACTATCTCAAGTAAATCAGAGTTCATAGAGAGCCATCTACTTACCATAAACGAACTCCATGACTTCCAATCACTTTCTGAGTAACTAGTAGCTGGAAGTTTGTTTACAGTTATATTATTGATGTGCTCAATTATGCTTTTACTCATCTGATGATGTTGGCATCTTCGGAATAAATTCTTCATTCACCCACTTACATGATGAGCATTCAAATACTTGCATTGGTGCTAGTGTTGGTTTCCCCGATGGTGATAACGACGCTGGAAGTTTCTTGAACATTGATGCTGGTGTGAATGTTGGATTCTCACACTTTTCACATATGACATCTTCTAGTGTATTTGGATCAATACTGATTGGTGTTGGTTCAGAGTTCTTCGGTCCTGAATTCCTTCCTCTATTGTTTACTACTTTCATTTTACAGTCTCTTTTAGCTTTACTAATAAGGCCATGATATTAATTTCTTTATCAACTACCATAGCATCTTTATATTGTGCTTCTGCTATATACATTATAGCTTCTGCTGTTTGTGTTGTGTATTCATCAGTATTATCGTATAAGAATCTATATACATCTGTAAAATCTGTCGATTTACTGTCTACAACAATTTGTCTCATTTTTGATATATTTTCATTGGCTTGGATTGATTTTAATAAATCGTTCATCCAATCAGCTTGAAGCATTGACGTCTCATCAATGACTAATCTACCATCTACTATCTGTCTTTGCAAACCGTTAATAGCTCTACGTATATCTGGATAAGTGGATTGTACAATTTGAACCAATGCTTGTGCGTATCCAGGTCCATTTCCAACTAATTCTTCATCACATATATGCTTTAATCGTATTGCAACTTCTTTTCTTGATGGTGGAGTAATTCCAAATACCTGACATCTACTTTGTATAGGATCAATGATCTTTTCAACGTAGTTACAAGTAAGAATGAATCTAGTAGTCTTACTGAACGTCTCCATTAAGTTTCGTAATGCTGCTTGTGCATTTGGAGTCAGATAATCTGCTTCATCTAGAATTACAACCTTTAAAGGACTGAATCCCATTGAGCTTGCAAAATCTCTAATCTTAGTTCTGACCGTATCAACATTGTTTTCATCAGATGCATTAATGTACATATGATCACATTCAATATTGTTAACTACGATCTTACCAAGAGTGGTTTTACCAGTTCCAGCTTTCCCATATAATAACAAATGGGGAATATCCCCACTTGCTATATATGATTGTACCTTTGAAACTATTGCTTCAGATCCAATATACCCTTCCAATGTGTCAGGTCTATACTTTTCTACCCAAAGTGTATTTTCTATATTCATATTATAAATATACGAAATTTATTTGGATTCTGCAACTTTTTTATCGGTATTTATTAGTGATTTTAATGCTTCTAATTTACCATCAGATGTTGCAATTGCATCTAGCAATTTATCCATTTCACCAACGACGTCAGGATGTTCTCCTACACCTACTGGATGTTGTAGATAAGTATTTAGATTAGCTACTGCCACAGCTCTGTCTGCTTCACATTTTTTTACTATTGCGTTTACATATATTTCCATAATCTCTCTATCCTATTCCAAATCCACCACCCATCATATTTTGATCGGGGTTCTTATTATCATCATCTACCGATGTAATTACACAATCAGTGGTCAACATTGTTCCTGCAACTGAAGCTGCTTTTTCTAAAGCTGTTCTAGTTACTTTTACTGGATCTATAATACCATCTTTTAACATGTCAACAATTACATCTTTTCTTGCATCGTATCCTGCGTTTTTTATTTTTGATGATTCAATCTTTTGTAAGATTACATCTGCATTCAATCCTGCGTTTTCCATAATTGTATTAAACGGTGCTTTACATGCTTTTACCACAATATCAACTCCGATCTGTTGATCATCACCTTCAATTGAGCCGTTTAGTTCTAATGAATGAGCTGCATTAAGTAGAGCTGTTCCTCCACCAGTTACAATTCCTTCATCAAGTGCTGCTCTGGTTGCATTAAGTGCATCCTCTACTCTGAATTTTTTTTCTTTCATCTCGAGTTCTGAATCTGCACCCATCTTGATAATTGCTACTCCTCCACCAAGTTTTCCCATTCTCTGTTGCATTTGCTCAACGTCATAATCCGAATCTAAGAATTCCATAAATCCTTTCATATCATCTATACGTGATGTAATTTCTTCGAGCGTACCATTCCCATCGACAATAACGGTAGTTTTACTATCCATAGTTATCGTTTTACAAGTTCCAAACCACTCAGCTTGGAATTTATCTAACTTCATTCCTTTACTAGTATCGACTACAGTAGCTCCTGTTATTACTGCTATATCTTGCAGAGACTCTGTTTTATATTTACCAAAACCAGGATTTTTAATTGCTGAGCAATTCAGTGTTCCTCTTGCTTTATTAACAATAAGTCCAGCCAATGCTTCACCGTCTATATCATCTGCAATTATTAGTAGTGGTTTATTTTGTGCAATACAATATTCCATAGGTCGTACTACATCTTTGATAGATGTAATTTTTTTATCGTATAATAAAATGCATGGATCTTCTAGTTGACATTTTTGTTCTTGTTGATTATTTATAAAATATGGAGACAAGAATCCACTATTCAACTGCATTCCTTCAACCGTTTCTAAAAATGTTTCTCTAGTTCCACTTTCCTCTACTGTGATCACTCCTTCAGTACCTACTTGATCCATTGCTGCACCAATTATTTTACCAATTTCCTCATCATTATTGGCTGAGATTGCTGCTACATTTTTAATTGCTTCATCACCTTCTACCTCTGCAGATAATGCCTTTAATCTATCTACAACCGCATCTGTTGCTATAGTAATTCCTCTTTTGACCTCTACAGGATTTGCTCCTGATAAGATGTACTTGAATCCTTCTTTAAGAATAGCTCTTGCTAATACAGTTGCTGTTGTAGTTCCATCTCCCGCAACAGAGTTTGCTTGATTGGCTACTTCTTTTACCATCTGAGCTCCAGCATTTTCTACTTTTTCCTGCAGTGTTATTTGGTTTGCTACTGTAACGCCGTCTTTAGTTGAGATGTAGCCTTCTCCATATTCTCCTTCAATCACTACATTTCTTCCTTTTGGTCCTAATGTTACAGATACAGCATCTGCTAATTTATTCACTCCTGATAAAAGAGCTTTTCTAGCTTCTTCGTCAAAAAATAGTTTTTTATTTTCCATTTGTATCCTCCATAATTGTTAAAATTTCATTTTCTTTTACTACTAAGCATTCTTCTCCATCTACTTCGATCTTCTGTGCACCAAATTTTGGTAATGCTATTAAATCATCTACTTTGGTTACCATTGCAACGACCTTATCACCGTTGAATAAACACGGTCTTCCTGGTCCTACTGCAATCACTTTTGCGATGATTGATCCTTCTTGATTCATGTCTGGTAGAATCACTCCTCCACTTGTCATATCTGCTGCATCTATTGGCTTACAGACTACACGGTCTTCAATTGGTGTTAATTTCATAACTACTCTCCTTTAATTGTTTTGTGTTTGTACTAAATAATAAACAGACTTATAGTCTGGGCCTTCTATTGTTACTCTAGCTAATCCGTCAGGACTAACCTCCATTAATCCTGAAGTCATATCTCTATTGGCTAGTAATATTTCCTTCATATGATCTGCTGAAAAAGAAATATATTCTAAATCAGGTACTTCTGTATTTGCGTTTGTTACATCAAATATAATCTTATTAGTCGCCATCGAGTCTGAGTGACCTATAATTACTTGCAATTTGTCTCCGAAATCATTTGCTACTACTGTGAAATTTGTTTCTTCAGATAAAGCTGCTTTTGCTCTGATAAATCTAGACACAAAGTCTCCATCTACTGTAATAGTTGTAGTGAATTCTGGTATCTGTTTAAGTTTTGGAGCTTTTGGTATTATCGATTCTTCTGATAGAATGTACTCTAACATTGTAGTACTGTCAGTCATCCCTATTGAATAATTGCGACCTTCTTGATGATTTACCAATACGTTAATATCAGTATCTAATACGCTAATAAGTTTTTTGAGTTGTGATGTTGTGTATATACAATAATCACCTTCTGTGAATCCGATGCCCTTATACTTAACGTTTCCTAATAACGTCTTGTCATCAGATATAAAGTTTGTGCGCATCTCTTCTTTAGATACATTCCACTTTACAGATTCGACACCACCTCCTAATGAGTATTTGTCTATAAAACCATTTAATTTTTGTTTGTCCATATAATAACCTTTATTTTTTCTATATATAAATATATATTAAGTTAACTAAAATCGAAAAATTTCCGTATCATTTTCGTATTTTTTGCTGGTAATTTACCCCACTTCAATGCAGTGTAAAAAGCCGATAATTTATTTTCTAAATCTGACTGAAAGTGTCTATTATAGTCGATATATTTTTCTATATATTGAACTATCTCAATCGGATCGTCATATCCCTTCATTGCTAAACTGTCATATCCATAAGGATTCTGTTTCAAGTATACCCATTTAATTTTATCACTACTCCGAATCTCACCTAAATGCGTCTGCTTGAGTGCTGTGATCATATCATTGTACGAAATGGCTGCTTTGACATGTGCTGGGCATCCTTTACGAGTTGCTGTTCGTGTAGACCCATCAAATTCCAACTTATACTTTTGAATATTCTTTACACCCGTCGGCTTAGCTACATCTAGTATAGGAAGAGTTTCTATCTCATCTCGAAAGTCTAATACTTTATTATCAACATACTCTTGTGTTTTATTTTGTAGAATATCTTGCAATACTCCTGCCATAAAAGTTCTAAGTGCAGCTGGAAAGTTTGATCGTACAACATCAATACCCTTGACATCTAATTTATCTACTGGGTGTCCCTCAACGTTAATGATCCATTGAGCATATCGTTTCTTAGCTATCCATATTCCCGCCTTTGCAATAGTCTCTTGTTTAATGTCAAATCTGTGATCGTCTATATTAAACAATTTCTTAGCCATAACATCATATGTTTTATTCATATGATCTTGAACATCTTTTGCAATGATAAGAATCTTCTCAGACATTATTTTATCGTCTGTTATATCAACGTTGGGATACCGCTTCTTAACAAGTGGAAGAGCTGAGAAGAATACTGAGTCGGTATCTGTATAGATGCAATGTTCCTTAACTTCTTCTAACTCTTTGCTATAATACTGATCACCTATTTTAGCTGTGGTCTTAATTACAGTTTGTCCTGTAGTGGTTACAGCTTCTGCGTTGTCCAAGTCAAAGAATCTAAACGATGCTAAACCTAATACCCCATACATTGAGTTCAATAGGATCTTTTGAGTATATTGCTTTTGATCGTAGAATTCAGCCTTGACCGTATCACCTTCTTTCTCATACTTCTTACGTAGGTTTTTATACTCAACTCTTTCTTCAAACCACGTATTCAAAATAGATGGAACAAGTCCAGGTCGCGACTTATCAAACATAACACCATTAGCAGCTACTGAGTAATTCTTTTCTTCAATGAATTCTTTATACTCAGCCATATGCATTTTCTTATTAGTTTTACCTAACTGAACCGTAAAGTTTCTATCTTTATCCTTATTGAACGCATCTTGATCCCAATCAATTACCTTTCCCATTTTAGTTTCAGGACTGATATTGAGTGACATAATAATAGAAGGATATAGGGATGTTAAATCTAAATCGTATATCCACTCATACCTACCAGGGTTTGGTACCTTAACAAATGCTCCAGTAAACTTACCTTCCCGCTTACGCTTTTCCGGTTTATTCTTTGTTACGATTCCTAGTCTATTACAATATGTAAGAATTGCTCCTTCGAGATAATTAGATGTAATATGGATATACTCATATCGTACATGACCCTTATGACATATTGCTCTAGTCAGATCTAAGAATTTTAACTTATCATCTAACCGCTTTACGATCTCAACATCATTTAAGTTATACTCAATATACTTATCAATATCCTTTTCGAATAAATCATCTAGAGTTCCATCATACTCAATCTTCCCCAATCCAACTTCAGTCTGTCCTATTGCGTCTAGTCTATACGATGATCTTTCACCAATAGTATATTTACGATATAATGGTAGGTAATCTAAACAAGACACTCCTTCTATATAATAGCGATCTAAATGCTCTCTATAGTTTACCTTTCCAATGGGACTCAATGAGTTTGCATAATCATCACCCAATACAGTTTTTATTCTATTGTAAAGATACGGTACATCAAATCCTTCAATGTTCCATCCAGTGAGAATCGTTGGATCTAATTCTACATACTTCTCTAGAAATTTGTATAGAAGTTCTCCTTCAGTTTTACATATTACTACTTCACAATTGTCTTTAGATACACTCTTTACACGATCCTTTTCATCTAATACGAAAACTCCATACTTATCTATCGATCGTTCATACCAAGCTATTGCTGTAATCTTATTTACTGGATCTCTCCAATCAGGGAAGCCTTGAAGTATTTCAGTCTCAATATCAAAGAACACTTCTCTATGATTTGTAGATGGAAAGTCTGAGTCTCCATACTCATGAATCAATGCTTTAGTTTCCATTGGAACATCATATTCATATAGTTTACCCGATCGTTCATCTTCTTCCGACCATCGTTTAACAACTCGTACAGTTTTACCATCAATAGCTTTCCTCTGACCTCTTGGATCTTTGAGGTAAGCATATCGATACTTACTTATCGGGTTCTTGATATGACCTAACTCGTCATCCCAAATATGAACCGTACGAGTTTTGTAATCTACATAAATATTTTGATACATATATCTAAACTAATTCTTCAATTATTCCTANAATTTCACTAACAANTAATACTCCCATTGCTATCGTTAAATCGAAAGGTAATAATATATACCCTAGTATTCTTATTCCTGATTTTACAAAACTAATTGTCTGATGCATTTTTGCGTCTGGTTGTTTCATTTTACTTCTCCAATATATTGCGCATCCAATTAATATTTGCATTAATCATTTTTTCTACCGACATTTGTTTATTGTCAATACTATGCTTCTTAGCTGTTCTCTGAATATGAAAGTCCACCTCTAATTCTGACTTACCGTTCTTCAATCCAGTTGTACTATCATCTAATAATACACCATTGATCCCATGCCAAAAAGGTGAAGAGCTATCATTCGTGTCCATAACACCTAAAGCTCTCTGTGTGATCAATTCTCTTGGTCCATCGCCCAATCCTAAATAGTGATGGGAAAGATCTTTTCTTTGAGATACTAATCCTTCTCTACACATATAAGCAGTTGCAAAAATTCTATTAGCTGCTATATCGTTCGTACCAGTCAACCCACAAAATGCATTAGGCATTCCTAATATAGACATTCCCATAACTTTTACTTCTGGAAGCTCTGCTAATCTTTTATAGCATTCTAACCATCCTTTATAGTTTCCCGTCTCTGATTGTGGTACTGCCATTATTTCATAGTCTTCATCCTTAGCCATTTCAATAAAAGCAACTGTGGAGTCGTATGTTACACTCCAAGGCTCGAATGGATAATCTGGCGCTACTACATAAGTTGGCTTCACACCACTGTCTGCAATTAACTTCATTAGTGGTTCTGGATCTAAACTCTTTTTAAATTCAAATGCACCATTATCACATATGATGGTATCACCTCTATCAGCTTTTTCTCTATAATAAGCTGCGTATTGTTTATCTTTTAATAAATGTGCTAATATCAAGTGAAAATCAGCATCTTCCGGTATAAGGTCTAAATACTCTACTGGAGCTATGTAACCAAATTTAGTTTTTTTCATATTTTTTCTTTTCCATATATTGTTTAACTTCTTGTAATCCTAATTCATTATCTTTAAGTAAATATTCTTCAAATGTATTTCGATCAAATTCAATATCCTTTGAATCTCCTCTACTACAAAATCGTTCAAAACACATATCTAAAGGTGTATTCATCCAAATCATTTCTGCTTCTGGATATGCTGATACAATCTCTACTTGTCTTGGCCCACTTATTACTACTCCTTTTTTCTTAGTAGTTCGTCTAAGTTCTCCAATCTGATAGATAATTTGTGTAGATATCTCTGGATGACCTTGTAGTTTATCTCGCTTATTTGTATCTAATATTCCTCTGACTATGTCTGAGATTTCTATAAGATCATAATCTAAATCATCTGATAGTAATCTAGCTTCATAAGTTTTTCCGCTACAGATTGTTCCTGCGACAAATATTATATGATCTCTATACATAGACCTCTGCACCATTCTCGTTATCCTCAAATACGGAGACGTATACGCATTTGAATTCTTTTAATATTTCTTCAGCTAACATTTCACAGGACTTAGCTCCGAACTCATGTGTCCTGGATTGTAGATTATAATATGTATGTCCTAACCATTGTTCAATATCTCTCTTGAACATGATAAACTCTACATCTCTATCATCATGATTAACTTGTTTCTTAGCAGTGATAAACCATTTATGTCTATGCATACTT